TCTCAAACTCTTTTTCCCTAGCGAGGATCTTATCTTCTCGCTCTTTGGACTGTTCTCTCGAACGTCGCTCTCGCCTTGCTATACTCGCAAGCTTGGAAGACTCAGCTTCTGGGGCCTCCTCCGGTGCCGCCTCCACGTTGTCTTCGCCTGGGGTGATTGGCTGGTCGTCGTCGAGCGGGACTCCATTCGTAGGTTCCTCCGTGGAGGCTTCTACTTCCTGGGCTGTCTCCTCTGCGGGGGCACTCATCGCCTCGATGGCTGCTTGGAGCCTGTCGCCCTCCGTCGCTGCACTATTTTCTTGGGTTTCTTCCATCTTTTTTACCTTCTTATGTCGGGATTCCTGTCGGTCTTAATAATTGCGCCGATGGCGCTAGTGCTGCTTGGGGTGAGCCTCCCTGCTCCTGGGCTGGGGCCATTGTTTGTTGCTGCATCGCCTGTTGCTCCATCATGGTCTGCTGCTGCTGCAGCATCTCGGCTTCAGCTTCCTGTTGGGCGAGCTTCAGTTCGTAGTCGGCGCTTTCAATCCACCGACGCATATTTTCTAAGATCTCCTCTGGGGCTCCGTCTCTGCGGGCCTTGAGGTAAGCAAGTTGGACTCTCCTCATGCCCATCGCTAAATCCTGGTAGGGCTCAGGTGGGTCGTACTTCCCATCAAGCAGATCCTCGATAGTGGCCTCGATGTCTTCGATGGCTGCGTTCGCAATATCGGCGGTGCGCTCTAAGTCGGGGTGGTTTAAGAGTCGCCTTGCCTCGTCGGTGTCAACAATTCCAGCCTGCGCCCACTCAACAACCTGCTGACTTCTGCCAGCGGGGGTACGGCTGAGAATGGATGCTGGTTCTAAACGAATCCTGTAGGTGCCGTCGTCGATAGCGGCCTCTTTGAAACAAATCTTCTCCACCAGCTTCTTGGCGTGAAATACACTTTTGCACTCACCACCCCTGGACTGGATGTCTTTAGCGATGTCGATGAAACGCTCCGCAGCCTGCGGCGAGAGCTTCTCAAACTCCTGTGCGTTGTATTGAAACCGCTGGGCTCCGATGTCGTTGTACTCACGGAGCGCAACCGCTGATTCCAGCCCGGCCGGCTTCTTTGAAGTCGCTGAGAGTTGGGAGATACCCGCCACCTCGAAGCCTCGACGCCATAGCGCCTCTTTGTATTGATAAATCTCAGGAGAGACTGCTTGGGCGGTGTGGAAGACGGGTGGTTTTCCACGGTAGGGGATGATGGCTCCGATCTCGTTGTTGATTTGCATCTTCAAGTTTTTAGAAGCAATATCGACAAAAACACGCGGGACTGCGATCAGATCCTGGGCCTTCTGTATAAAATGATTTAACTGATTTATTCTTAGTTGGATGCCTGTAAGCTGCTCTGCCAGTCCCTGGCCGTAAAATCCGCAAACTGGTTCATTCCACCTATAGAAAAGGAACGGGAAATAGGGTTTCTTCCATGCCTCTGAGAGAAGTGTCGCGCCATCCACACAAATGACTCGCTTCCCGTCTCCCGCTCCCTTAGAACTAGGTAAATGATAGCTCTCGACGCATACGGCTGTGTTTGAGTCGATATTTCGGTAGGGTGTATTGGATTGGCGATATTGTTCCTTCGTGGAATCGTCAATCGCCTCTTCGTGGTCCGGGAACTCCGCTTTAAGGACCTCCTTGTCGATAAACTTCACCTGATGGAGCTGGCGCGGGTCGGAAGACCGGCATTCCATCTCATCGATCTTAAGCTCATCGATTAAAACTCTTTCGCACTTGATGTCGCCATCGTGCTCGTAGATCTTGAGTGCACCGGTTCCAAAGATAACAGAATCCCGGAAACAGCGAGTTGCTTGCTTGTGGAACTCAGTCTCATCAAATTTACCTTCAACCCACTTCTCCAGGAGGCGTGCTTTACGCTGAACCGAGAATTCCGCGCCATCTGTCTGGAACGTTACTCTCGCTCGGTTCCCCGCGATAATGGAGGTCGCGGTATCACACGCAGACTGGACGAGGTTCTCAGTTACCCTGCCCAGGGATTTTCTAGAGTAATCTCGCTGGGTGAGGGTCCAATCTAAGCCTAAAAGGTCAACGTTGGAATAAAGCCGTGCATTCCGAATGTTTAATTCGTGGACATAGCGTTGGGACTCTTCAAGGCTCTCCACGTAGGCGATAACCTCTTCGTAGATCTTCTCGTCGTCATCCTCTTCCCACCAGAATTTTTCCATCATGATTTAAGTGTCTCCTGGCTCTTTAGCCACTCGTGCTGGTCAGCTACGGGGTCTTTACCGTCTGGGTAAAGCATCGGGTTGTCGTAGTCGCTGGCATAGGATGCAGGCGTGGCCGTAGGGTCTATCCCGCCAAAGTCAAAGTCACCGGAGGGCAGTTCAAGGGCCGACGCATGGAGAGTTAGTTCCAGATCGCCCTGCTTATAATGGAGCACGCCGTTCTCCCTCATAAACGCCACCACAGCACTCAAGTCATCTAAAACGGTACTATCCATGATTCCTCATCTCCATATCCCGAATCTCCGAGAGCGGATTCCTCCAGGGACTGGAAGTAGTCGCCCTTATCCTTGCTTCGTTTCCGGGCGTAGATTGCTTCGCGCTCTGCTTTGAACTTATCTTCCCAGTACTGCTTCGTCCCAGCGATTGCGGGTCTTTTCAGTTCACGGGAAAAATTATGGAACGAGTAGCGCCAGGTATAAAGGAACGCATCGCAGGTATGGTTTGCACACGCCCTGTCCTCTTTCTGGCCGTGCTCATCCCAGACGAGGTACTTCATCTCCATCGCCAACTCAGAGTCGTCCAAAATTTTTATTCTGCCCTCAATCATGTCGCTGTTGAGCAGTTCTATAAAGTCACGCTTCTCTGTTTTCTCTGCTGCTTCAATATGCAACTCGTGGCGCTCACTCAATTCCGCAAGCACCATTTTCCCCAGGCCACCCCTATCGCCCACCATTACTTCAAATTCCCCGAAAATTTTCTGGGTTTCTTTGATGACTCTGGCGATGTCGCTAACAGTGAGAGACGCTTCCTTATAATCGTACACATGGTACAACTCGTTAGAAGTCTCAGCGTAAGCCACCACAACTAGAGAAAACGGATCGTCATACCCGAGGTCACAGCCCATGAGGTATTTCCACTTGTGTTCCTCAGGCAGTCCGAACTCATTCTTCGAGTCTGGGTCTTTCTCCCATGCGTGCTTGTCTTCGTCGTACTTATAAACGAACGCATCGTCATCGCTGACCCAGGTGCCTAGGTACTCTCTTTTCCAGATGGGGTTATCATCTCCCCACCCGTAGGACTCTTTATCTGCTAAACACGCATCCCAAAGGTGGGGTTGGGCGATATTTTCTTTGATATTCCAGTTATGACCACTCCACCGCTTGGCTTTCATGGTCTTTCGGCTCTTAAATGGCCTCATTAGCCTCGATGCGGGTTTTGTTGTTTCATAGAACACCCCCGCGAGCACGTTGCCGGGCGTACCCATCAAAACCATGGAGCCCAAGTTGTCATTTAGCGCTGGCCCAATAACCTCGCGAACCAATTCGGTCAAAACATCGGTCGGGAAGGACTTACACTCATCGATAATGACCAGATCGTAAGCCTGGCCCCTTAATTTATCGATTTCAGCCCTGGATTCGGCCCCAGTTAGGATAATTCGCCGTCTACCACCGGGGAAAGTGCATATAAGCTGGGTGTTGTGGAAATGGCAGTTAAGCTCGTAATCCTCGTCGAATTGCTTCAATAATGGCCATAAAATGCCCCTGGCAGACCCTTTGGTGAGGGTCGCATACAAACAATTGGCATTTGTGGGTCTAGTGAGGGCTGTAACCATCAAATAGACAGCTGCGGAGAAGGATTTACCTGCACGACGAGGACAGAGAAGGGTCTTCCGTCTCGATGTGTCTTCTAGGAACTCGGACTGTGGTTTGAAGAGGAGAGACTTAATTCTTTCCGCTTTATCCCGATCTCTCGCCGGGGAGAACGCCTTTGCGTCGTCGGCAATCTCCCTGAAGACATCAAATGTCTGTGAGCCCTGGATCATGGATTCTTACGAGGCCTTGGCCGCATCTTTCTCTTCTGGGAGGCGAGTACTGGCTCGGAGGGAATCTCTTCGTCCTCGATAAATTGCGCTTTGGTAGGTTTCACCTTGGCGGTGTTCACACCTGGCTTGCCGAGGTGGATG